CACTAGCTGTTGAAGATACCTCTTCTTTTTTATCACCGATGCCCTTCTTATATGCAATCATCGCATTCCTACCGGAAGTTTCCCATTTCTGCTTTCTTCCATCGACTTTACCAACCATATTATCAATAAATGTGGTTATTACAGAGGAAGCTTTTTCTCCGGCATCACCGAATGCACTCACAAAGTTATCCAGACTGATTGTACCTATATTGTTAAGACTTGCTGTGAACTGAGAAAGTCCACTAGCATCGAAAGATGTCATCTGTGAGACAAAAGAATACAAAGTACTTATTTCATCTGTTACTGTTCCGAGCTGAGCTGTGTCTATACCTGAAATATTAGCTGAATAATTGCTAAGATGTGACCCCCATGTTTCAAGGGCACTGCCAAGAGAATCAAGACAATCAAATGAATCGTCATTCAATCCAGAAATCTGTTTCTGAAGATTTACCATCATCTGTCCAGCATTGTCAGCGGCATTTACTGCATCATCACTGATTTTTCCGCTTACATTGTTAGAAAAGTCAACCAATGCACTGCCAAATGCTACAATGTTTTCGCCAAAATCATCTAAGTCAGTACTACCTGCGATCCAACTCATAAAGCCGCCCTGTTCTGGCACTGCTTCATTGAGAGATATCATCATTTCTCCAAGTATTTTAGCCTTCTTTACAGCATCTTTGTCCAGTGAACCCTTATCAGTCTTGCCTGCTACTATGTTGCTGAACTCGACCATCGCATTACCAAAGTCTTTGATATTGCTGCCGAATGTACTAAGATTCTTCTCACCAATAAAACACTGCCATACTCCGCCTTGTGCTGGTATCTTATCATTCAACGCGGCCATGATCTCGCCACACTTTGCGGCATTGTCTACGGCGTCTTTGTCTATTCCACCATTTTGAACTATTGTGTTTGAGAATGCGACTATAGCATCTCCAAAAGCTGTGATACCATCAGAGAATGCACTCATGTCCTTTTCACCCATGATCTTCTGTGCCCATCCACCAGAACGCGGTATAGACTTCTGGAGTTCTGCCAGCACCTTTCCGGCATTTGCTGCTACGGTCACCGAATCACCATCTACCTTACCCTTTGTCGCGTTTGAGAATGCTACTACAGCATTGCCATAAGCGGCTAAATCTAGGGCAAGCTGGCTATAATCAACTCCACCACCAAGGAACTTTGTAAGACTATCCAACAAACTGGCTGCTGTGAGCAACAGAAGTGTCTCTGCCAGCGCCTTAGCACCTTCCATGGCTGTCTTATCAACCTGAGTCATTGTAGTGATAAAAGGTGAGATGTTTGTTGCAAACTCAGATAACTTCGTACCTATATCTGGCAATACATCAGCAACGCTGGATACAAAGCCACTCACAATACTACCAAAGAACTCGCCTATTCCTTCGCCTATGGCTGACAATAATGGTATACCCTTGTCCAGGAAATCCTGTAACTCTGGATACTCACTTGATAATGCACCAAGTGCTGCTATGAATAAACCGATCTCTGTAACAATAGCAATCATAGCTGTAACACCTACTATTGCTGCAAGTGCACCTGTTCCAATGAGAGCCAAAGGTATCATAGCCACTGACATTGCCACAAGTAATATAGATAGCGCGGTTGCGGTACTTATTGATGCATTCAGATCGTATTTGTTCAGTAATCCAAGTATGACTCCCAGCTCTCCTACCACCAGCCCCATCAATGCCATAGCGCCTATAGCAGTCGTTGGAACTGTTTTTACTAAACCGAGCATCAACATAGCCGATGCCATAGCGTTTAACACTACGCTCAAGGCAATCGCATTCGATATTGACGCTTCGATGTTTAATGCTGCCATCGCACCAAGGATTAATGCTAATACGCCAACAACACCAGCCATAGTATATAAATTATCTGTGACGGTCTTAGATATTCGTCCTGACTTGCCCATAATTGCAAAGGCTGTCGAAAATGATAATAACAATAATGATAGTGCTGCTGAACTCTGGATGGCATTATCTGTATTCAACATAGACATTGCTGCTATTACCCCACCGAGAACCACAACAACACCCAACATCTGTATCATTGTTCCACGCAACTGTTTAGTATTCTTGCTAAACTTTGTCAGCGCCATCATTGCACCGAATGACACCATAAGTGCAGAAATACATGTGGTCGCTACTGCTAACTTACTAGGGTCTAAGAATGTTAACCCTACTACAGCTGCCACCAATACACCAATAGCCACTGTCATGGATATGATAGTTCCTTTTTTCACATTCTCGGCATACCGTGACACATATATGAGCCCACCAAATAACGTCTCTAATATAGAAACAACCAAAGTTGCTCTTGGTAATGCATCTGGGTCTATCTGAGTAAGGATAAATATGACTCCTGTTATTATAAGTAATGCACCCGACATCATTAGCAGCATAGCTCCTGCCTTAGCTACATTCTCACCTGCAAAATGCGATACTGCGATAATTGCGGAAAACATTACTTCTATAACCCCTATTATCTTGAGACCTCGCTTAACTTCTGCATCGTCAAGATAACTTATCAACTTTATTACCCCAACTAAAACCCCAATAGCAATACTCATGCCAAGCAGCATAGCACCTGCCTTGGAACCATATTCGCCTGCGGTTTGTGAAACTATGATTATTGCCTCAAACAAAAGTGTAATCAGTCCTATTACCGCTATTCCATTAAGTACCTCATCACCATCAAGTTTAGATGCGAGTTTTACAACACCGACCATAATAGCCATTGCCACACCCATCTTGATAAGCATGTTGCCTGCTTCGTCGGCGTATTTGCCTGCAAATATAGATATTGCAACTATTTTTGTAAAAAGTCCCTGTACCAACTCGATTACTATTACTCCCTGAAGTACACCTTCTGGGGTGAGTTTGGCCAGTGCTGTTATTGCTTTTGCTATTATAAGCAATGACACCGACATTTTTAGTAATAAATTACCTGCTTGATCAGTACTTTTTGATAGTTTTGACACGACCATCAGTGCGCCACAAACTATACCAAGTTTTATAAGTAAGTCACCAAGCGCATCAACAATAGGTCCCATCTTCTCTGGGTCAAGATCCTGTAATTTTTTCAGTGCTATGGTTGCTAATAGCAATGCTGTGCACACACCAACTACAGTCAGTGCTCCCTTGGCGCCGCCTCCAATTTTGCCTAGCACAGTTATAGCTACTGCAAGACCTGCTACTATTCCAGATAATGTCGCAATAGCGCCTATCGATGACCATAATCTATCTTCTGGAATATTAGAGACAATCCACAAAGCTCCTGAAAGTACTCCTACTGCCAACGCAAGTTCAAGTACAGATGACGCTATGACTTGTATCTCTTTTACTCGAAGATATTTTTTTATGTTAGTTCCAAGTTCTGTAAAGAACCCACCCACACTTTCGAGCAACTTGCCTAATCCTTTAGCCGGTGCTGCCACGGCTTCAATTGCCTCACTGAATGACGTAACCGCTTTAGTTACATTATTAGTCACATAGATTAATCCAGCACCAAGACCAACTGCCAGAACTTTTCCAAAATCTATCCCCTTAACGGCATCGAGAATACCACTACCTATACTCTTGATGAGCTCCAGTAACTTAGAAACCCCATTTTGAATTCCATTGAACCATCCAGTCATAGAGAAATCGCCGACTTTGTAGAATTCTACAGATGGCGAATGTATGCCAAGCACCGACTTAATTCCTGATAGCATATCTTTTCCTATCTGGATTATTGTGTCGACTACTTCTTTTCCGCCATTCTTGAGACCATTTACTAGACCTTCAAGTATGTATTTCGGTATATTATCAGCGTCTTTAAGCCCCTGTATCCAGTCTTTGAAACCATCTGAAAATTTCCTTAGGTATGGCGAAACTTTATCCAGAGCCTTACTGAACAATTTACTGAAGTCGGTGACATCACGGAGTTTTACAAGGAAGTCTCCTATGTATGCAGTTACTGTCAAGAGATCCAGATTAAAATACTTGAGTAAGGTGTTTATTAATTTGAGTCCGAGTTTTAATCCACCACCGACAATGTTACTTATCATGTCAATCAATGCAAATAAACCTTTGAGTGTTCTCTTGAGCTTGTCAGCTTTTTCGTCGCTCATAACAAGATGCTGTGAGAACTTATTGACAGTTTCCGTAATACGATATAATGTACTTTCTCCGGACTTATCCGATGTTGTGAACATCTCTGAGTATGCCTGTTTGAATACTTTGGCAACCTGGGTTGCTCCTTTTACTGCATTCTGGAAAGACTCTATAAGTAGCTCTTTACCACTTGGTTTATTCAGGCTCGCTATCAGCTCGCTAATCGGAGTACCTGTCTTTTCTGCCTGTATCGCAAGATCTCGAAGTGTCTTTATCTGGTCTTTGGTAAGCCCCAATGTCTCTGCTTCTTTATCTGACAGACCTGCCATGGCCTCTGTGAGCTCATCTGCACTCAACGTGCAATCAGACCAATTATGCCCATTACGCTCCCAAACTTTATTAACCAAAGCCTGTACCTGGGCATAGTCGTAATTAGCTGCGGTGAGCGCCTTTATTCTTTCCTCGCCATTACCAAAATCACCCCGAATGGTCTTTGACACAACATCGTTGAAGTATTCAACCTTATCGGTTATATCCTGTGTTGATTCGGATGCTTTGGATGTGACGTTTGTAAGACACTTCAATGTATCTATGATTAGACCACCTGACAGTTTCCCTTTTGCAAATATGTTCGCGAGTGAACCATATTTTTTCAGTAGTGCTTCTATATTTATACCCTGCTCTTTAGCCACCTCTTTGAGCTTTTCTGTAAATGTTTCTTCTGTTACTCCAGCTTCACCTATCTTATTCATGAGATTATCCCATTTTGAAGTTAAGCCACCGAATAGTGTTTTTACATTTATCTTCTCAACTAGCTTATTAGCATAATTGATAAGTTTGGCTACTCCCTTGGAGGCGCTTTCTACAAACGGAAGTGTTATCTCTTTTATATCATTTATTTTCAATCGGACAGTGTTAAGTATTCCGACTAACGGTCCGTTCTGTTCTATGAGTGGCTTATAGAAATTCGCACCAATCTTTGCAAGTGCCGACTTAACATTGGCGAAAGCACCTTCAAATGTCTCGTTTGCTTTTTTTGCATGTTCTCCGTATTCTTGATCCATGATATCAGCAAATGTCTGAAAATCTATTTTTCCCTTTGATACCATGTCCCGGACTTCGGCTTCAGTTGTATTAAGATACTTTGCTAATGTAGCGGCGGCATTCATACCTCGTCCAGAAAGCTGAAGTAACTGATCGCCCATCATTCGTCCCTGACCAGCGATCTGTGTATATATGCGACCGATATCTTCGTATGTACTTCCAGTCATAGCTGCCACACCGGAAATTCCACGCAATGCATGCTGCATACCGTCGCCAGCTCGCATACCTGACGCTGCCAACTGTGCCGCCACACTAGCTGCTGCATCAAGACTATAAGCAGTTCCGGATACACCATAGTCAACATCGTCCATTATTGCTGCTACCTGCTTGGCGTCATCTTGTAGCAATCCCATAAGCTTGAAGTTTGCCTGGTCGAGTTTCATGGCTCTGCTGAGACCGCCGCCTGATATAGCCTGCTCAACGAAGTTTTTTGCTTTGGTAACGGATGTCATGACGGTGTTTGTAAGGTTCTGCACAACCTGCATTCCAGCTATACCCATAACTGAAAATCGCTTCCTGAGGTATTCGACATTCGATATGAGACTGTCAAATGACACGCTCTTGGCAGCGCTGTCTATAGCTTGAAAACTTTTCTCAGAACCTCTAAGCTGAAGTTTTTCTTTTAATCTATCCAATGATGTCATGGTTGTTTTGACATTAGTTTCAAAGTTTTTGTTGTCAAATTTCATCTCAACAACTTTTTCGTCGATTGTGTTACTCATCCACTTATCACATCCTTCCATGCATCATTTGCTATTTGGTCAAAAATAGGCCGGATAGCAGGATTGATATAATCTCTTCCTTCTACCCAGCCCCCAGTACCGGTTCCGTGTCCGTATTGCAGTATCACAGCTATCGGAACCCCTTCATTCACGTTTGAATTTAAAAAAGAGATTGTAGCTGTTCCGTTCTGGTTTTCTATCTTGTAATACCATGAGTTGGCGGTTTCTCCTGAGTCCACAGGTGTTGCTGAAGCCAATGCTTCTACTCCAGCTCTGCCATACTTGTTGAGTTTTCCAAGATGTATTCCTTCTTTGGCTCGTTCAAGAAAACTCGTAAGTTTTGAGAAGTCGCCTTTCTGCTTAAACTGAATAGCACTCATACAATCCCCCTATCTGGTCACCCCTTCGTGTGCCATTTTCTTTTTCTTTCTGCATTCAGCTTTGCATAGTAATTCAGAGTCTCTGCTTCTGACCGTTTTTTCTGTGGTTTGTTCTCTTCCTCGAATATCTTGAGTAATGTCATTAGTCGATTGAGGTGCCATTTCTCGCATTCAATGGGAACACCAAGACTAAACATGCAGAAATATAAATACTCTGATGTTATGAACTTGCTATTATGTTTTTTGGTCGTAACCATTTCATTGAATGTTGTTGCGGTCATGGGGTCATTAATATAAGAAGAGATTTCTTCTATATTTCGCTGAGATAAAGCAAGAAACACTGAATCTTTCACATTTTTTGTAATTGTCATGCATTTGAAATAGTCAAGTATTTCTGTTGCCGAGTGCTGAAGTTTTGGGTCGAGATATGCTTTGTGG